GGAGCCACCAAATGCACCAGATCCTACTGCACTTGCTTGTGCTTGATTTTGTTGCTGTCTTCCTTTATCTGCAATGTCTTGTTGAGTTCTTGCAATGACATCTTCCATGTAAGGATCCATAAACTGTTGATAGCTTGTAGGATCAAAACTTGCACCTTGTGCGCCTGCAATACCTTGTTTAACAGCTTCACTTCCTTGTTGTAAAAAAGGTTGAAAAGCACCTACACCACTAAAAGCATTAAGTATAGCTTGTTTTTGTCCTTGTGATAAATCTGCTAATTCTTGTTCAGCAAATGGCATTTGTGTGCCTTCGCCTGTTAAGGCTTTAGCACTTGCGAATAAATCTGCTAAAAACTGCTCTTGAAACGGAGCCAGTCTGACGGTTTGCTCTACACTTTGTTTAGCCATTATGCTACCCTCTCTAATTCTGACATCATATCATACATTCTTGCTGCGCCCAAGTCCCTATCTCCTCCTCCAGCACCTCTTACGGCTTTAGCAGTTAATACGAACTCACCATCGGAAAGTCTTGCTGGGACTGAATCACTTGTACCAGTTCCAGGTCCTTCAACCTCTCCTCCGTTATTCATGAATAAACTTCCTATTGCACCTATACCACCTAACCTTGATGCACCTGCACCAAATGGTCCACTGCCGCTTGAAACACCTCTGTTAAAAGCATTACCAAGTAGCTCTAATGCTTTTGCAGGATCTTTAGGAACTGTAGTTGAACCCGTTGTTTCCATTGGTTTTCCAAACTGATCTATTCCTTCACCTTGATCCATAGGCAAATACGCTTGAAAAATGTCAGGAAAATCTGATTTAGGCAATCCTTCCAGTATTGTAGTAGCAGGACCTGAAGATCCCATATGAATACCACCTAATCTTGGCATTTGAGAAGGAAAACCTAAACCACCACCTAAACCAGAATCTGTTGTTACATCAACACCAAACTTCTCTTGAGCCATGTCACCAACTTGATCTAAGAAAGGTCCTATCTGATCCGCTCTACCTTTAATTTCATTATGAAGACCTCTACTAATTGTCTGTCCTAACATGTTAAGACCTCCAGAACGCATAGTAACAACTTCATCATCGTCTTTATCTTTATCTTTATTTCTGTTTCTTAAGTCTTCAAAATATTGTCTTCTCTCATCTTCATCGTCTAAATTATAAAATTTGTTCCCTATTCTACCCATGCCCAATCTTGACTTACCCTCTGGATAAGGTTGCATAGTAGTCTCGGCTTTTTTCTCTTCTTCACCTAACCCACCAAGAGCAGTCAATCCAAGGCCTGCTATACCAGCAGTGGTAAATGGATTTTCTTTAGCGAAAGTGCCTATCTTGCTCAATATTCCAGGGTCTTCGGATGGGACAAATTTTGGAATAGATTTGGTGGCAGCAAAATCAGCCGCTCCAGTGTTTTGACTTACAGTGCTTCCAACCGCTGTTCTTCCTGGAGGCACAGCATTAGCAGTATTAAAGCTTCCTTGTGCCATATATCCACCAAGACCACCAAGACCTGCAGCTATGAGTGCGTCCTCTGTGTCCCCACCACCAACAAGACTTCCGATACCACCACCAAGTGCTCCACCAAGTGCAGCCATTCCTGCTGGACCTCCAAGATACATGCCTATGGCACTACCAATTAATGGTGCTGCTTGTTTTAATGTTCTTGTGATGTTTTTAAAGATTCCCATGATTTACTATTCTACCAATTATTTCTCTTTTCTTCAATCCTAGATTCCACTTATAGCACTTGTTGTTATTCTTGTCTTCGCAAACTCTTGTATACTTGCAACAACATGAAGTCTATCTGCTGTTGCTGCTTGTACCTTTAATATTTCACCTTCATTTAACACTAAATCTTTTGTTAGGAGTTCTACAGTTGTATTAGCTGATACAGCGGTAACGTTAAACAAACTGAAAGTGCCTCCTCCAACCAAAGTGACTGTGATAGTATCTGCACTACCAGAATCGTTACACACAAGCAGAGAACTTATAACTGAAGCATTAAAGTCAGCTTCTGTTGGAACAGTGTATAAAGTTGTAGCGTTTGCTGTTGTTAAATCAACTTTTTCATTTTTTAAGTTCTGTAAATATTGTGGTATACCATTAACTAACATTATCTTCTTCCATCTGGTCTCATGTCAACACGAGGTGTGCCTAATCTATATTTTACTCCTACTCCAGTTGATTCTACTTTTATAGCAAAAGAACGTCCTCGCACACGATAATCTATTTTATCTGTAAATTGTTCTATTGGAGTTGTTGTGCTTCTTGTTGTATTACTTGATTCTGTTTGAAGAAAATTACCTCCAGCAGAATTTTTTGATTTTAAAGTAAATGAAACGCTAGGAGTAGCATCAGTTGATCCATTAAAAGTAACATCAGGTAACATTTGTTTAATAGAAACAAACTTGTCACCGTCTCCCATATCCATAGGCCCTGATTCAATAAACGAAGTCATAGCCGATCCGTCATCGTCATTTGTTAATTCGTGGTTATATAAAAGAGAATTACCTGTTGCGATTGGAAATGTTCTGATACCTCGATCCATCCAAGCATCTCTGTTTAATGTTCCGTAGTACCAGACCTTACCTTCATAATTATATACAACATAAGCATTAACAGTTGAGCTTCCAGCCTTTGGATAAAACCAAATAACTTCACTAAACTCTGAATTTACACCGACATGGACTTTATCTCTTTCATCAAAGTTAAAATCTAAAAAGACTTTATCTTTTACTGGACAAGGGAGCTGTTGTGTGCCACCAGCATAAAGATAGAATGTATCAACGCCCATCCAAAAAACTACATCGTCAACTGGAACGGCAGAAGCTGGACTCATGATTGTAATATTCTTTGATAATTCTTGAAGACCAAATGTAAATGGAGGACCTATAAATTTCATAGAGTGCAAGGTCTTATTAGTAAAAACAAGAAGTTGTTGTTTTGTCTCGACTGCCTGCATGAAAGTTGATCCACCACCAAGTCTTAAATCACCTGCTGTATTTGTTGCAGTTGGAAACCAGTCAACTGGATTTTCTTGTGAACTAAAACGTATGAGCAAAGGATCTTGAGTGCCATTTCCTTCTGTTGCTGTACTTGAAGCACCCAACCCATCACAACCAAAAGCAATAACATGACGATCTTGATCAGACACTAAAACCTGTTTTGCAATTTGTGGAATACTGGTTCGACCAGAAACAAAAGCATCTTTTAATTCTACTGCACGATTACTAAGTCCATTAGATTTATCCCAGTAATAAATGGCTCCATCTCTTGGATTTAAAATTAAATCTTCACCAAAATTATCATGTGACCATGTTCTTATCTCCGCTCCAGGAGTTCTAATTGAAGATGCTTTACTCCATCCTACAAAATCATCAGTTGCCGTGGCATTGCCTTTAACCAAACGAACAAGCGTTCCATCTGCATGAGCAGCAGCGACAGAAAAAGAATTTGTGTCTTGTGTAGAACTAGACGTACCCACTGGGTCTGTATTTGCATTCAAACCAGTATGTCCACGAACAACTGTAAGATCGTTAGAAGAAACACCAGTAACAAAAAGTAATTCTTTTTCAATTAATATTATGTCACCTATGGCGATTTGATGTGTGGGATTTGAATTTGCTACCCTTAATGTAGTATCTGAATTAGTAAATGTTCCACCTTCATTTATTGTTGTGGCTGCTGCTCCGTCAGTCGTGCCACTCCATTGCCCTGCACCCCATCCTGTGCCACCAACCGTTGCATCAAGACCAGTGTTTATTTGATACGTTCCCACTACACTTGATCCACCGTTACCAGTATCAGATGAATTAGCTGCTACACTTGATGTTATTGTATAAGAATTAGAACTTATAATAGATACAATTTGAAACTCTGCTTGTAAAATTGCTTGTGTAATATTACCACCTGATCCAAGACCATTAGAATCTACACCAGAAAAAGTAACAAAATCATTTACATTAGCTCCATGGGCATTATCAGTTACAGTAATAGTCGTTGAACCATTTGTTGCAGAAAAAGTAACCTCACCTGCGGAAGTAGGATCTTTTTCTGGAGTAATGTCATTAAAAGTCCCACCTTCTTCTATGTAATATTTTAGATGTGTTCCTATTCCAAGAAAGTCAGATCCATCTAAAGCGACCCAGTTGTGTAGTCTTCTTGCAGATCCCTCATATGTGTTTTCAGTTAGTTTTACCCAACCACCAAATTTTTCTGGAAAGCCATTACGAAATCTTATTTTATCGCCATCAACGTATCCTCCCTCGTTACTATAAGAAGTAACGTCTGATACAATCCCTGGTCTAAATTTTAAACTTGTGTATGCCATTAAAAAGCCTTTACTGATAAAGTTCCAGAATAACTTTGTGCAGCTGTATTTACAGTGGCACTGCCCTCATTTACATCTAATGAAGATAAAGGAGCTCCGCTATCATTAGTTGCTGGAAATGTGCCTGTTATATCAAAAGATCCGTTTGTTGAAGCACTTCTCTCAATAGTTGATGTTGCTCCAGCTGCAACTGCCGTGTCTGTGAAAGGGTCTCCCCCCGATAGGGTTATTGTATGAGAGGTATTATTTGTAAAAACTAATCTTCTGCTTTCTGCTTGAACACCAACTGTTAAAGTTATAAGTTGAGGAGGCGCTGCATTACCTCTTCTTCCAGTAGGAGTATAACCAAAAGTTGTTCCGTTATAACCTTCCCATCTTCCATTAGTT